CTAAAGAATCAAGAAGAGTTCCAACTTCCACCTCAGGCTCTACCCCACTCTTAAGAGCAAAGGTAAAGAACGGTAGATCGTTAAGAGGAATCAAAGCTGATAGCATACGAGATGCTAGAGCTGTGACTCCTCTTGATCCAACAGAAGAATAAGGCTGAGGAAGTTCAAACTCCTCAGACCAGTTCTCGGGTGGCATTAAACTTGGTACAGTAAGAATAGCACATTCACGTGCTCGATCTAGTTTAGATCTTCGTCTGATATCTAGTTCCGAAAAACGATCTGCAATGGTGCTTTCAAGTTCACCTGCTAGATTCATTCCGGTCTACTCCCTTTATTGTCTTGACCCTTAGCTAAACTACCATAGAAGTCCATGACAATATCTTTATCTTCTTCTTCCTCTGCAGCCTTCAAACCAGTGACCTCTTCACCGATACCGGCTTCAAGTTCACCGAGAGCTTCTTCTTCTCTAGCACGAACACGTTCTTGCTTTTGAATTTCAGCTTGCTCTCTAGCTAGACGCTTCTCTTCCATTTCACCCATAAGCTTCATCTGACGCTCTTCTTGTTGCGCCATGAAAGCTCGTTCTTCCATTTGTAGTTTACGGTATTGTTCTTCACTCATACCGCCTGCAATTGTAGGACCACCACCCATAGTTATCTCCTATCATTGTGGTCTGCCTTCGTCGAAAGAAACGCTTCGTACTTTTTTCTTACGAGGTCCTTCGGTAAAGGCTTCGAGTTTATTCATAAAATCTGTGTCTAGCTCTCTAATTTGTAATTGAACATCTTCTAAAGACTGACCAATGCTTTTAGTAGCTGACTTCTCTAAAGCCTTACCACCAGCAATAGTCTGTTCTCTAGCAGTCTTAGCTGCTTTCTGTCTAAACAGATCTTCTTGTTCAGCAGTTTTTCTTGCTGCTTCATAAGACTGAAGGTTAGACGTAACATAAAAAGACTTTAATGCTTCCATTTGATCAGCGGTATATGTATGAACTCTGTTTGCGTATTCACTCCAATCACCGTCAGAACTTGCGTCATATGTATTTAGATTTACTAAATCTTGATAGTCAACGCCAGTAATATCAGACATAATCATGTCCATAATGTCGCGCTGACCTGCAATAGCTGGTTGTGTATGTCCACTTATACTAGACGAAACAAGAGCGTAGGTTTCTGGCATGTCTTCAAACGAATCAAAGCCATACATCTCTGCATACTGCTGTTTTCGTTGTTCAATAGCCTGATCAAACTGAGCTTCAAATGCGGCAGCTTCAGGGGTTTTTACATTGTACCCTGTTAAATCATACTTAAAAGAAGTGCCGGTCATTTTGTACATGTCCTTAGCACGTTCTAGTGATTTACGAGCACGTTGTAAATTCTGTAGTTTTTGTTGACGAGTTTGTACAAGCTTCGATAAACTTGTAATCGGTCCTCGACTTTGTTTAGCTTGGGCAATTGCGTCTAAAGCTTTAGTGGATTCTTCGGAAGCTTGAGAAATGCCAGCTTCTCGGCGTTCTTCTTTAACATCCTTTAAACCAAAGTCTTTAAAACCTGAAGTGAGTTCCATTGTTTTAGTTTTTGAAACCTCACCCATTTTACTCATAGTAGATTCTAAGTGTTTAGTAAATCTATCTGCCCAATTAGGACTATATGTCATGCGATCTCTAGAGCTATGCCAAATACGAGAAAACAAATCTCGTTTGGTAGGATCGTTTGAAAATATAGACATTACTTCTTCCTTTCTTGATCACGTACCATGGCTTCTAAGATGGCAATTGTGTCAAGCATCCCCTGTCGTCTCGCCAGTTTCTCCCTGGTAAGACTTGGGCTTTCGTCCTCGACGTACTCTACCTTCGCTATCCTCTCCTTGAGGACCTTCGGTAGATTCGGATCGACGAAGGCTTTCAACTTGTTCTCTAAGCTCATGTACTTGATCCACAAGATAGTTTAATACTGTACGCTGTTCACCTTGTGACAGCATAACGATACCTGACCGGAGGCGTTGAAAGATTGCCTCCATGTTTAAATATGACATTGTGTTCTCCAAAAATAGAAAAGAGAGAGACCCAGCGTTAGCCGGATCCCTCTCAGACGGGGGTTAACCTTCAGTAGTGTCTACGATTTCGCAGGCACCACCAGTGCAAGCGAATGCTTGACTGGACTTAGTGTTATCTTCCATTTCGTATTTACTGAGAGCAGACCAATCCATCGTAGGCATAGCCTTAGATAGCTGCTCATACTCTTCAGCTGTAATGGATTCATAAGGAGCCTGTTGGTATACGTGTTCAGACTTAGGCAAGAACGAAAGTCCTTGTGCAATCTCCCAGTAATTACCATAAAGCTCAGCTCCAAGTTCCATATACTCATGTGGTTGATAAGTAATAGTAACACTAGGATTATGATCAGTATATCCTTCCTTCACCAGTCCCCAAGTTCGAAGCTGACCATTGGCCGACTTATGCTTAACTGGTGTTTGGCTTCCAATAGGAAAGTCAAAGACATAGGTGTTATCAGGATTGTTGACGCATGGAGCGCCGGGGATACCTTGATCCATCATCATTTGGCACATAGGATCCTTGCGGTCCATGCGGACACGCCGGATGTAGTATTGTGACCATCGCTCATGGATGCCAGAACTAGAGTCAACAAGGCACGATACAGTACCGCTGGGCTTCACCGTAGTGATAGCAGCGGGCATCTTAATTCCGAGTTTTGTGCTCCACTCTGCAGCAACGTTATGAGCCTTTTCTCGGTAGTCAAGTAACTCTCCGTATGACGGCTCATAGTCACAGATGCCGGTAAGACTGACGCCAAGCAGCGCCTCCTCTTCGGTATTGTCCCGCCACTTCTTTCGAAGATAGGGGAAGTGCGTGCAGGTAGCTTGGATGCACCCAATAATGGTTGCTGCCTCTACCTTATCAAACACCGCACGGATGCCATCCTTAGGCCGCAAGACAACCTCAGATAGGTTACAGAACTGCATAGGCCGTAGAGTAATCTCACCACAGGGATTAGTACCGAAGTAATGATCCGAGTTTCGATTAATCTGATTAGCACAATTACGAGCAGCTTGCCGGGAAAAGATACCTCTTTCACCGCTATAACTGCGGTAAATATTTAGCCACTCCTCCATGAAGACATCCATTGCAGGCTTCTCTTCATAGACTGCGCTGTTATTGGCGAGGGAACGGTAGGAGTGGTTCTCCCACCAGTTCCCTGACTTGGCTCTAGCCATCTCATGATCGTCAAGATCTGATAGACTAATCATAGCCGAGCGTCTCACGCCGCCAACGATGACTGAATTAGCGATGACACAAGCCATGTCATGGATTTCAATAGGACGCAATTTACGGCCCCTTGCCCCATAGATTGTCTTGGTAATAAACCGAAGACAATCTTCTAGGGGTTCGGGACCAGATGCGCGCCCTCCGAAGGTCTTAAGTCTAGCACCAGCAGGGCGGATGTTATGGAGTTCCCATGTAGGGTGCTTTCCATTAATTAAACAATTAAGTAACTGCTTAACCATGTCTGCCCAGCCTGCCTTGTTATCTCCGGCTACAAGGTAGTGGCCCTCGTTGCGTTCAATGTTCTCTGGAATAGCAGGCCACTTATCAACGACCCGCTTCTCCACGCTGTAGCCAACTCCTGTACCATTCATAAGAATATACAGCAGCTCCGCTAATGCAATTGGGGAGTCCAACTCCAGATATGAACAATTAAAGATGCAAGTATTGTCTCTGTTAGCTGCCTTACCGGCAGTCATTAGAGATCGCATACTTGGCATGACCTCTCGCTTATAGACCAGATCCTTAACGAAAGACGGAACTTCAGTAACGCCGTTCTTGGCGGCCTGCTCATTGAGCCAAACCCACCAGCGGTCTACTGTTTCGCCCCAAGTCTCTCGTCGCTTCTTATCTTCATTCCACCTTGAGTACTTACTAAGATGGATGAACTTACTAAACTCACTCCAATCGTCTGAATAATCAAAGTCCTGTTGAACCGAATCCATTAGCCCCTCTTTCTGTTTCACTTAAATCCTCAAGACTTGATACCTGCTCCACGGGAAATGGACATACAGGAAGAATAACGAGCTGGGCAATCTTTGCTCCCACCTCTACTACGTCTTCCTCGTTTTCAAATCTATCACATACAAGACGGATCTCGCCTCGGTAGTCAGCATCAATAACACCAACCGTATTCTTGAGACGGAATCCCTTGGTTCCAGTCGAAGACCTAGGCATTACCAAGCCTACGTGCCCAAGGGGAATCTCCACATGGGCGCCTGTAAAGACGGTAGTTTGATGATCTTCAACCTTATAATCATATACAAATAGATCCAAGCCACCGCTACCTTGGGTGCTTACCGTTGGCATCTTGGCGTCTGGATATGTATAGATCTTAATCGAGGGCATGTAGAATACTTGGCTCTCGGTTGTTACAGAAGACTCATTTGTATATTCATTATGATTAGTAGTATAGCTATTCAAGTGTCTCTCCTTTGCTTAGTATAGCTTAGTTCTTAGTTTCTCTTAGACTCAGGCGTTAACGCCCCAGCAAGGAGACCAAGGCACGTGGACCTTGGCCTCCTTGTCCCACTCTCCATCTCGAAGGATACGGACACAACGGGCTTGAGCTAGACAATAGTCCAGATCAAAGCCTCGCTTTTCGTATTCGTGTAAGACTAGGGGAGTCCAGTTAACGTGGGTTACAGAGTCCAATAACTTTTGGGCCTTAACAGGACCGACTTTAGGGATACCCGGAATGTGGTCTGTTGAATCGCCCATAAGCCATTGCTTATGAAACCATAGATTAG